GCTGGGGAACTTGTAAAATCCCCCAGAAGTCCTCTCTGTAATGAGGAGGCTTTTATGCACTGGTATTTTCATCTCTTTATTCACTATCTAGATTTAGCTAGACATGAATTTATTTCAACTATGGCCTGGGAGCCAGTCAAGACCAATATTGGTGCTGGTGTATGGTGGGCAGTAATTGTAACCATAGTTACTAGTATTGTATACCCTCCTCTTCGTAGAGCCATTGAAGCATTTGTTGAGAGACACGTACATGCTGGTAGTCAAGAGCTTCATAAGAAGCTAGATCATATTATAAAGCATCATCCAGAAATACCAGAAATACCAGAAGAAGACTAGCTGTACCATGTAAAGTATTGGGTTTTACAGAGTAAGTTTATGTAACAAGTTCAGCGTTGCCAAAAGGCAACAGTATACAGGAGCCAGACCCAATATGACATCGATCTTTGATTTTGATGATGCACTCAATGCAGCTTACACAGCTAAAACAGCCGGTAAGAATCTCGTAACAGCCAAGCATGAAGTTCTTACCAAAACTGGTGAGTTTCTCTTTCTTGCACATACCGACAAAGAGTTCGCACTACGCTGCCAAATGGTGGAGAGTGATATTGAAAGTGCCGCTCGTCGTAAGATGGCTTCTGTAAGTGATAGTAAATTTAAACTAGTAAGAGCACTCCACGAAGAGTGGAAGATTCGCCATGCCAATTGCGATACCTGCATTCTAAAAGAAGCCATAGCTGTAGAAGCCAAAGACTGGGATAAAGATGGCGAGCAGGAGAGTGATGCCAAAGAACATGCCGGTGTAGTTCACAATGCTATCCAAGAGGAAAAGGGTGGAAAGGCTGATGGTCAAGACACTACTAGTATTGCCAGTAAAGCAGTAGAAAAGATAGCTGCACTTGAAGAGCGTCTTGCTCCTCGTGAGGCAATGGCCTATAGCCCTAGACTTATTAGTAGTCCTTTTATTAGCAAGGGTGGAGCCAATAGTGAATTAAGTACTATTGCTAATGACCCAGAGCACCAACGTTCACTTGCTGACCCTAAGGTAGCTGCTGAACACAAAGAGGGTGATTACGTTCTAGTTCATAAGTATAATCCAGATGGAAGTCACAAAGATGTTACACTTGGACGACTACTTGGAGCTACAAAGGGCGGTAGCCCAGACCTTAGTGACGTCAACTGCACTGGTGATACACACGAGGGATTCCCAGGTTGCAACTGTGGGGGCCGTCACTACCATGTAGCAGAAATTGGAGCCATGAATCCAGCAGAGATGGGCAATCACATTTTTCCAGCTAATGTTGTTGAAGATTCAAGTGGTAATATGCATCACCATGAAGCTCCAGAAGCCACTGGTTTTGTTCCCGCTCAACATCTTACTGCACTTCCTGCAGGCAATAGTCAAGCCATCCATGATTTCCTAGATCAACACGCTCAGGCATTTGGTTATGATATTAATGGCAAGCACCCATTGCATGATGCTGAAAGTACCAAAGATCAAGGTGCATTTACTCGCATCTTGGGATATGCTCGTAAAAAAGCTCAAGGTTCATTCAAGAATATTGGTCAAATTGTAGGATACACTACCAATCGTAGTACTCCAACATATGCCTACTCAGAAGACTTGGGTGGTGGACCTCGTAGTGAAGCCAAGGACAGTTACCAACTAGAACATGGCCCTCGTGACTTTAGTGGTAGTTCAGATAAAAATAGTGCAAACTACAACCCTGAACATGGTGCTCACCTAGACCCAAGTCTAGCTGGTAGTGGTAGAATCCTTCCAATTATCCACGGTGCTTTCCGTAAGCAGTCCAAAGGTGGAACCAGACTTACTCGTATGCTCGGTGGTGGAAGCTTCCCAGATGGTTCAGGTACAGTTCCAGCAGGAATGCGTGAAGAATCACGTATTGGTAGCTTCGGAACAGAACATGAAGCCGGACGTATTGGTGAAATACTACAGCCTGCAACTGAAGGTGCCGACAACCAAGATTGGAAAGCTCGTCAAGATGCCTTCTCTGCTCTTCGACGTCGTGGTATGGGTGGAGCTGCTGAAAATAATCCAACTTCAGCTCCTAATGGTGGAAAAGTTCCTAGCTTCTCTAAAATGTTTGGCCCTAAGGCTACACCAAACGAACAATAATACCTTTAGTAACATATTATGTTCAAGGTAATTGCCGAAGCCAATAAAGGTGTAGACAGACTCACTGGTGGTAGTGCTGAATTAGGTTCTGAATGTCAGACCAAAGGCCTATACACTGATGATAAAGGAAAACCCGTACAATGCTCTTCAGATAGAGCACTTGTAGATCCCTATCACACTTTTGGTATTTTTAGTACAGTCTGCTCCAATTGTCTCCCTCACTTAGAAAAAGATCTAGTGAAGCTACAAGAAGATCGTACGGCATTTGGGCCACCCACTAGTACTGATAATACCGCTCTCCCTGGTGGACTAGAAGAAGCTTACGCTCGAGAAAATATTGAACGAGCTAAAAAGCGTAATGAAAAGCCTGTACTCAAAATGAAAAACTTCACTCGTATTTTTAATGTCAATAAGAAGGCAGACTAATGTCTAATACACACTACTCTGCTGATGAAAATGACGGCACTCTAAATCGCACTCCCAAATTATTTAAGTTCAGAGCTCCTATTCTACAGCCGGGTAGAGGTAAGAGTCAAGAGCAATTGAGGGCTGAAAGAGAGTTTACAGAAAAAACTCGACCTATTGGCCTCTATATGACTCCCAATCAGCTCGAACAATCTCAGGGTCAGACCTCTACAGCACCCACTGGTGGGGTAGTTAAAAAACTTCGTGAAACACTTCGCAACTTCACTCGTGAACCCCGTAGAGGTAGTTGGTTGGGTGACCCTGACTCACAAATTTTTCAAGATGAAGAACCAAGTAGAGAAAAGTTAAAAAACTGGCCTGAACTTGGAAGAGCACGTGACTGGGAACAAAAAACTGGTGAACGTGAATGGGCAGAAATGGATGCTCGAACTCACAATCCTCGTAAAAGTGATCCAGACACTTATGGCACTGAATGTGAAGGATGTCATAATTCAGATGTAGTTGGTACCTGTCATAACTGTCGTGAGCGTATTAGAGCTAATGAAGAGTCTAATCCAATTAGAATTCCTCCAATCTCTGAACCTGAACAGCACCATGAGACTTTTGCTCAATGTGATCATGATCCCACTATACCTTGTGAAGACACTCCTCATGGACCATTGGGACATATTGTTACAGTCTACAATGGTGATGGAGCCATTGGTGGATTAGGTATGCATACTAAAAATATTGGTATGATTACAGGATTTATTAGAAGAGATCCAAAGCTTACTAAAGTACTTAGTGATGCTGCGTATGATAAACACCGTGAATTATGCAATAATTATGAAGGACCTACGATTGCAAAGCACCACCCAGAATGCCCTATTGGATTCCATATGCAAAATTGTGCTAAGCATAATCCCGACCTTCCTTTTGCTCCAGGGTCCCCCCAACAAGCCTGGCTTCATGCACCTGGTTGTCCCATAGATGCTATGACTGAAACTGCTAATTATGTACCTGGACAGACTCAATTTCATGTTACTTTATTAGATCAAATGAATCCTCGAACTAAAGGCAAGCTAGACTTCGGTCGTGCAAAAATTAATCACAATGGATTTACTCAAACAGTAACTAGTGATCCTTCAGACCCTTCAGATCCAGATAGTGATAAAGAGAGAACTTATAAGCCTATTGAAACCACTCTTCCCCAGTGGCAGCAGGCTGGTATTGGTGGTATGCGTAAGGGTATTGTAGTAGATCCTCGTAGAGTATCACATGTTCCTAGTGAAGCAGTAAGAGAGCATCTTGCTGTTAATGAGCGTACTGGTAGAGCAGATATGAGACAGTTTTTTGGGGATCAAGGTGGAGTTGTAGGCGGTAGACCCACTACAGGTAGTTTCATGGCCTATCTACCCAATCCATTTGGAGCTAGTAAAATTGCCTATGAAAAACTTAAAACTATTCAACCGATTAAAGCCATAACAGATCAACTTGAAGCTCGCAAAGAAAATCCTGAATTATGGGATACTCCTATAGAGCCCAAACTAGAAAAAACTTTCGAACCCAATAAACCTATTGTTAAGCCCAAAATGGATATTGGTAAACTACTTCCTAAAAAGAGTTATGTTCATGTAACTGATTCTTTTCAACAAGGAGTCCCCTGTCGTTTTTGTGATGATCCATCCAATACTGGTGATAAGGGTGAAGTTATTCAGACCGGTACAGCCGCTAATGGACGTCCACTTTATGCACATGAAAAATGTGATGACCCATTTGCTTTTGCACAGACTTTTAAAACACCTCTACTAGATGATGAAACTATAGATGTAGATTTTATTCCTGCTATTATTTCTAGTTATGACTATGGAATTACTCCAGAGACTAGAAAAGTAGATACAGAACTTGGCATTGATACTCCTAGCAGTCCAGCTAGAATAGATCCAGGTGTTCCTGGTAATATTAAGAAGATACCCAAACTACCTAAGGTAGAAAAAATGACTCGTCTTAAAAGTACCAACCTAGGAGAGAATGGGCAAGCCCTTCCTCCAGCAAAATAAAATGTAATAACCCCGAAAGCTTAAACTTAGAGTGTAGATCTTGATCTACATAGAAAGAGAAATCATGGAACCACGTTTAAATATTAAAATTGCCGATCTATTCGACGGACCAAGCCCAGTTGATGCTGACTTTATCCCTCAGGGTCAACAAATGGATAATGACTTTATTGACGAAAACAGTAATGATGCTGCACGCAACTGGCAGACTGAAATGGACTGGCGTAAAGACTGGGCTCAAGAGATTGACCGAGACAATGCTAGTGGACAGGCTCACGGACGTGATGACACTAATCCAGCTCAGCAGACAGCTCCTTATGGGGAGTTAGTACAGGCCAAAAAGCAGGCTAGAGGTTTCAATACCAAGCAGTCTTTTAAGAATGCTACACTTGGAGTTCTAGCCAAGCTTAAGGGTGATACCCTCACCGGTTCACGTGTCTATGCCAAAACTGCTAGTACTAAGATTTCAGGAACAGTCATTGCTGTTGGAGACACTGAATTTGCAGTTATCTGGGACGACCGTACTGCTAGTGTAGAGCGCAAAGGTGACTACGAACTAGTAGTTAAGACCGCTCGTGACTCATGGTGCTCAGGTCCTGGATGCAAGACTCCTGCTTGTGATGGCAAGAAAAAGCCAGAAGCAGAATAATCTGTAACATGTTCAAATCTAAAAAAACTAAGATCATTTCTACTCCGGTAGAAGAGGTCCTTGAGGTTAAGGCAGAAAAGCCACGGAAGCAAGAGCTAGTGTCAATTGACTTTGCTCGTGTAGAAGGTTCTGTAAGTTATATAACTTTTGGAACTCTAGTGGATTATGATGGCCAAGAATATGAATTTGAATGGGACACTACACAAAATAGATTGAGTAGATTGACTGGTTCCTCAATTTCTCAATTTGTTTGGAATAGTGCAGTAGAAACACTCTCAGCAACCTTTAAACAACCCGAGAGTTCATTGGAAAGTGAACTTGAACCCTTTATAGCAGATCAAGTTAATAGCCTTAGTATTACCCTTACAAAAGGACTTAAAGACTTAGATGATAAAATTGAACGTATTGCTAGTGTAAAAACTCAGACAGTAGTTCGAACAGAATTACCCAAGATGGAAAGTGCTCCACAAAGAGTACAAAACATCGAAGAGCAAGAGACTGACCCCGATGAAGATCAGATCAGATTAAATGCTCTAAAATTTTTACAAGAATCTCAGGATGAAGATCTAGGAGTAGACTACTTAAGTCTATAGGAGCAATTATGAATTTCGCAGAAGGTAAAGGTCCCAAGCAGGTCAAGAGAACTTGGCCACTAGGTAAGTTTGTTACTGTCTATGGTAATGGAGTACAGTCCAATGTTAATCCAGCACCTGTACCCTACCCAGCTGCTTTTAATAACGGTGCAGTAGGTAATCTAACTACAAGTGGAGCGGTAATCTACACCCAACCGGGTTCTGTAGTTCCAGGACTCGTACTCAATAGTGCAGTGAATAGTGGAACAGATGTTGGATTTGTCTGTAGCCCGGGTTCTATAGAGAGTATTCAAGATCTAGAGAGTACAGGTTTTACACTCTACCCTATGACCGGATGGTCTGGCAGTTGTGTTGTTACTCTTCAAGGTAGTGCCGATCGTCACTATGAAAATACAAAGTATACTTCAACTGCTTGGAGAAATATTGTTTCTGCTACAGTTACCACTGCCAACACTACATACGCTGTTTCTAGTGGTCAAGACTGGCCCCTCTATAATGCCTATCGTTTGGTAGCAAGTGGTGGAAGTGGAATTATTAACTGGTCTATCGCAGGCATGTTTACAGACTACAGTGCAATGGGAATCGGTGCTAATGCTGGAGATGCCAATGGTGGCATTGGCCAACTTCAAGTGCAGAATGTTAGAAATCTTACACTTAGCGGTGGTAATATTACTGTTAATCAGGGTGCTGACCCATATGAAAATATTAAGGCCAATCACACCTACATCGGCTAATTAAGGTACTATACTAAGGACTATCAATGGAACGTCAACAGAATATTCGTCAAGCCGCAACACGCAGAGTTGGTGCCAACTACACTCTAAGTGGACTTGCAATTGATCAGAATAATACAGGTGGAGACATCGTATTGTCAGGCCGTGGACCAAGCATCTGTACGATGTGTGGATCAGAAATGGCTCCTGGCATTGGCTGTTGCAATAGCTAGATAGGACAATAATGTCTGAAGGAAATTGGGGCGCCTCAGCCGAATTCAGTAAAATGCGTAAGGCTGGCATCACCCTTCCTAGAAACCCAATTGCAGGCCGTGTTGCCGCTCGGGATATGCTTGATAATGTCAAGAACGGTTCAATGGCCGCTGATGTTGGACCAATGGCTATGGCCATGGGTGGTCCTCCAGAAGGTCGTCAAAGACTAAACGCTCTTAAAAATAATATGATGCTTGAAGGTGGAGTATCTAATACTGCCAATCGTAGACAAGCTGCTGCTACCGGCTCAGATGCACAGTGGGCTTGGCCCAAACTACACGACCCTTTTGAATACTGGCGTGAACGCACCTGGTGGTTCAATATGGAGGACCCAGATGAGCAAACGAGAAAAATCCGAGACTGGGCACGCTTACTTTACACTACTCACCATCTTGTTCCTGGGCTTATTGATATTTATACTAGGTTTCCTCTCCTAGACATTGAGCTTATACACCCAGACAAGCGTATTGCTGAATTCTATAACGAGCTATTCTTTGATGGTCTAGACTACCAAGAGTTCCTCTTTGACCTTGGTCGTGAACACTGGACTGTAGGAGAGGTATTTGCCATGGGTTCATGGCATGATGGTATCGGTGCATGGGAAGATGATGAAATCATTAATCCCAATGATGTTATTGTTGCCAAAAATCGTGCATTAAGAACCTATCAATACCACATTAAAGTTCCAGAAGAGATCAAGCGTCTTATTGAGCGTAGAGATCCACCTCAAGAGTATGCTATGCTTATGCAACTCTATCCAGATGTTGTAGCATGGGCTCGTGAAGATAAAGAAATTCCTGTTAGTGATGTAATCATGAAGCAGATTAAATTCAAGACCAATCCTTGGAGTGAACATGGTACTCCTATTCTTTTACGTGCTTTTCGTATGCTTATGTTGGAAGAGAGTCTCAATGCCGCTCAGGATGCTATTGCTGACCGACTCTATTCTCCTCTTATTCTTGCTACTCTTGGTTTGCCGGACGTAGACCAAGATGGACCATGGATTCCAGATGCAATGGAACTCCAAAGTCTTCGTGATGACCTAAGTATGGCCATCAACTCTGACTTCCGTCTAATGACCTATCACCATGGACTACAAATTCAGAATGCTTTCGGTCGTGAGTCAATGCCTAGACTCGATCAAGACTTTATGCGAGTGCAAACCAATGTTATGGGTGTATTTGGTATTGGTAGTGATCTCATCCAAGGTGGTCAGGGTGGAACCTATGCATCAGGTGCTCTTAACCGAGAGCTTATTACTCAAATGCTTAGCACCTATCAGCATAAGATTGAAAAGTTTATTCGTAGTCGTATGGAACCTGTTGCCGAAAGACAGGGTCACTATGAGTTCCGTAATGTTGGAGGCCAGAGAGTTCCAATTATGGAAACTGTTCTTATGGTCGATGAAGAAACCGGTGCCGAGTTCGTAGAAGAACGTCCAAAACTTGCTATTCCAGAGGTACGATTCCGTAGTATGAACCTCCGTGATGAAACAGTAGAAAGAGGATTCCTACAGCAACTTCAGGCTAGTGGATTTCCAATCTCACTCGGTACACTTGCAGTTAATATTCCTATTGACTTTGAAGATGAAGTAGAAGCTCGTAAGCATGAGAAGATCATGACAGTTGTTGCTGAGCAACAATTTAAGAAAGATCTATTTGATCGTCTTATGACTCTAGGACTTCCAATCCCTCCAGAATATTTCCAAGAATACCAGGCCTATCTTGCCGGTATGGAAGATCCAAGTCTTATGGCCCAATTGGCTCCAGGAGCTATGGCTGGTGTAAGTAGTGCTCCTAGTGCTCCTAATATGACTGGTCCTGGCAATCCTAGTGATGTTAGTGCTACAGCAGAGAGCTACCCTAGTATGGGTAATTCAAGTGCTGCTGGACAGGGACGTCAACGTCCTGAAGAGAGTTATGAGCAACGCAAAAATCAACCTAAACCTAGCAAGAAGGGTCCAAAGAATGGACCTAAGAAAAAGACTGCTAGTGTTAGTGGTTGGGATGATGACGATGATGAGCCGTTTGAAACAGTTACCTATGGTGACCGTATGAAATTTGCAGTGCCTTTTGAGCAGAAGAAGCGCAAGCGCATGAAACTGGCCAAGGGTATGAAAATTATTGTTGATGACAGTTATGAAAAATTTAGTGAAGATGAGTTTAAAGAGCATCTAGCTAGTATTATTAATGAAGATGACACTAAGATTGCCGGAGAAGATCCACTTATTCCTAAGCCAAATATGGACGGGGATGAGAATACAAAGGCCCACAGTAGTGATGGTGGTATGGACCAACATGACGTAACTGGTGCAGGTCTTGATGACTTCTAATGTAATTTAGTGTTTTAAAGGAGTTATACTATATGAGCCGATTTTTAGACAAAGACCCACAGTTCCTTCCCAAGATGGGGAAATCCAAGACCGCTTTTCTTAGTGTTATTGGTACCCTAGAAAAGATTGCAATCATTGAAGAGGGTGAAGGACATTTGGCTCGTAATTACTCTGATCTCGATCTAAGCAATAGTATTTACACCGGCAAGGACGAGTAGAATGATTGCTGCATTACACTTCTATGCAACCTGGTGGGCCAATACTCTTTCTATATTAACTGGGTCAGCTGCTATTTTCTTTTTTCTAAAAAGAGTAATTATTAGAAGTATTGCCAATGATCTTAAAGACATAAATTATAAAATGTCTCCTAATGGTAAAAATACTCAAAATATTGGTGATATTGCAGCACGAAGTGAAGATGCCATAAAAGAGCTCAAGGACATACTTGGAGTCATTCGAGTGGAAAATATGCAAACCAAAGAGATTCTCATAGAACATATTGGATGGCATAAAGGTCAATTGGACTCACAATAATACAAATTCGTGTTTTTCACGAGTTGGACAATGTAAAGTAGTTAAGCTATTAACAAAGAGTATGTATACATATGATTAAATTTGGTGCTCCTACAGTCACGTTAATGGGTGGTCATAATACCACTTTAGCAAACCGTGAGAGTATTAGTCTTCACAACGTAACATTTGATGATTTCAAATTTAAAGAGCGTAACGGTTACCTATATACGGTGGCTCGAGCAATCTCCAGTCGAGTGAATGCCAACTATGATGGTTGGCCAGTTGATGAAATTAAGAATAGTTACAAGACTTTCATTGGACGTCCAGTATTTGTTGAGCACAACAATAGTGACCCAAAGAGAGCACGTGGAGTAATCAAAGATGCTGTCTACCGAGAAACCAAACTCGCTAGTGGCATCACAGACGCGAGTGTCTACTGTCTAATGGAAGTAGACGCTCAAAGCTTTCCCAAGTTGGCTAGTGCCATCATGGAAGGTAGATTGAATGCTGTTAGTATGGGTGCAGATGTAGAAGGTACCACTTGTAGTGCATGCGGTCGTTATGCAAGCAAGCCTTCTGAGTATTGCACCCACATTCCAGCGTTAAAAGGTCGTAATGTTGTAGTGTATAAGCAAGGCAAGCGTGTTGAGTCTCTCGTTTGGGAGAATTGTCACAAGCCTAACTTTTTTGAGTTGAGTTATGTATTTGACCCAGCTGATGAAAGTGCTTGGCTACTTCAAAAGAAATATGTACAGTAATGCCGATTCTAAAGGTTTCTGAAGAGCTTCGTAAAGAAGCCATGGAGGTCATTAGACTTCAAATTACTGTATTAGGTGATTGTCCGCAGTGTGATGGGACCAATTATCGAAGTGGTGTTTGTGAGGATTGCGCTTTTATTAGTCCAGAAGTTATGGAGGCCATTCAAGAGTGGCAGGAATCACAAGGGATTCAACAGAAGGCGGCTTTTAAAAGTCTTTCTTTTGTGGATATGTTTCCGGCTGCCCAAAGCGACCAGGAAAGCAAATGTCCACAGTGCGGCAGAAGAGGATTCAATCTCCAATGTGAGAATCCCAAATGCATGTACGAAGAACCGCCGATGGATCTCAATCACAAGAGACCGAAGTTTACGGGAATTAATCCCAAGCTTCTAAGGAACAAGAAACACCGATTTACTCCTAGTGCAGATGCCAAAAGCAAGGCTAGTGAAAAGATCAAAGATGAAAAGAAAAAGCTAAAGAACAAAAAAAGTTCTAAGCCGGGACCTGGTACTAGTCTAGACGACGATCAGGTGGCCTCTAATGACAAGGTTACAAGAGGAAGAGATGCTCTTCTTCAAGTGGCCCAGGACGATTATTTCGAGAAACAACAGGGCCAAAGTCCTGAAGACAACAAGGAGCTACAATGAGTCGATTTGACAATGAGCTTGTAAAAGAAGCCGAAAACGCTTGGCAACAGAGTGGTGCCCCAGGGCCAACTACTCCACGTCAAGAAGAATATAACCAGACTACAACTATCAATCTAGATGGTCCATTTGGTATGAGTAGTGAAGCGCCTGCCCCACTTGATGAAGTTGGCGGTTGGGTTGCTGATATGCCTATGGTTCGTGAGCTTGATGTTCAAGATCTTGATGCAGCTGAAGATGGCGAAATTGTTGGAGGACCTGGAGACAGTGCAGTCTACCCAGAAGGTCGTCCTATGTATGCTAGTCTAGATGACAGCCTCTACAGTATTTACAAGGCAAGTCGTGACATTCGTGAAGCTATTGAGACTCAGCAGGACTTTGACTTTAATGGTCTAGTTACAGCAGCTCAAGACACTACCAAATTTGCTCGCACTGCTAGTGAAGATCAAGACCTAGTTTACACTATTGGTAATATTGCCAGTATTGTTAATGACATTGAAGATAACCTAGTAGTTACTGCCAATTATGAACAGGCTTACAGTGACCTTACGAGTCTTGAAGGATTCCTTGAAGACCTCAACAAGTATGCATCTGCTGACGATGACGGTGATGAAGATGATAAGTCTACTAAGATTGAAGCCTCTATTGCAGATCGTGAAGCTCGTCTTGCTGAGCGTACAGAATGGTGTTCAGGTCCTGGATGCAAGACTAAAGCTTGTGATGGCAAGATGGCCCCTAAGAAGGTTGAAGCTACAAACGGTAACCAAGAGACCAATCGTGTAACTGACGTTCGTGACCTTGATGACTCGGCTGACATCTTTGACTTCCAACGCACTATGACTCCAGACCATGTTACCAACGTACTTGTACCAGAAGAAGTAAACGGTGAAGATGCCGGTTATGTCAACTACTACAATGATGGTGCTGAAACCGGTAAGACTCCACAAGTGGATGACGACCGTAACCCATTCCCATATGATGGCACTAATCCTGCTCTTGTTGGCTACCAAGCCCAAGCATCGGTTCAGTCTTCACGTGAAAAGATTTTTGAAGCCCTACAAGTTGTAGAGCGTCTAGAGAAGCTAGGTATGGTCGAAGGTGAAAACCGTGCCAAGCACATCGCAAAGTTTGAGCAAATGTCAGATGCAAAATTGGCTGGTTTTAAAGCCAGTCTTGACATGCTCGAAGAATCTGGGGCCCGTCAACCCCGGAGCCAGAAGGTAGCAAGCGGGAATAATCGTTTGCCCGAAATGGGTCGTATGACGACGGCCTCATCATTTAAGCGTCAGGATGTTCTTGCTGACGACTGGCTGATGACACTAAACTAATCCCCTAAACAACAAGGAGAAACAAATATGCTACAGCTCAATTCTGTTGCTAACGTAGGGGTCCACAGAACGTGTACTCCGTTATACGAGAAGTACGAGGCAACTCCGTACAACACATTCCTGGACCCAAATGAGACCGGCAATGTCTATTCTGGAATGGTAGTTTACCGTTCAGGACCAGACACAGTTGCTCTCTTTGACGGTAACACCGCTACTGGTGCTTCAAACAGTCCTAAGCCTTTCGGTCTTAGCTGCTTGGACCGCAATCCAAACATTGATGATGTTACTCAAGTCGGAGTAAATGCTTGGGCCGTATGGCTCGGTGGAGAGAATGCTTTCTTTACCATTACAGCACCTGCTTTTGACACAACTCAGTCTTACACAGTACCTACTGATGGTAGTCGTGTATTCTTGTATGCTGGTACAGGCGCAGGCATTGGTCAGCTCACTTCAGCTGCTCCTAATGGCAATGCTACTCCAGTTGCAGAGCTCATTGATGTCCTTGGGCCAACACAAATTGTTATCCGTCTAGTTCCGCTCGGCGTTAACTAATTAGTCTGAATAAGAAAGGAATCTCATAATGAGTTCATTAACACCAAACGGCGCCATCGCCGATCACTTGGCACCACGTGTCGCTAAGCGTTCAGATGATTACGTCGCAGATATTATTGAGGCTAAGGACCGTCTAAAGACGGCAACTGGTCGCACTGCAGCAACCCGAGATGAAAAGCAGCGTCGTCTTGCTTCTATTCTCTCGGACAAGGACAACTATATGGTCCGCTTGGGCCAGGGTATGATTGGTCCTATCCAACTTAAGCTTCGTTACCAAGGTATGACCCGTAACGTTCTTTTGGAAGATCCACTAACACCTGGTGTACCAGTTATGTACGACGTACTTGACGAATATGGTCAGGCCTATATCTTGAGTGGTAACGAAGGTGAAGTCCGTGTTACTCCATTCGAAGGTAAGAAGGTTCCGGTCCGTTTGTTCCGTATCGCTACATTCCCTCAAATCAAGAAGGAAGACCTCTGGTACTTGCGTGTTAACATTGTAGAATATGCTCAGGACATGAGTAAGCAAGCAATCATGATGCAGGAAGACGCTCGTCTTATTACTGTTCTTGAAGCTGCTATCAACAACTACGCTGTTGACCCTAACCACACAGTTTCACCTAACCACGTAGTTAACGAACTTTCAGGATATATTACTCCTGACTCAATGTACGACCTCGTTGCATTGATTGAAGTTCACCAACTTGAAGCTTCACGTCTATTGTTCAACCCAATTGACTATCGTGACCTCTACAAGTGGGACATTAACCAAACAGGTTGGGCCTTTAAGGACCGTGTTGTTGCCGGTGAGCGTATTGTTCAATTCGGTGGCTTCCAAGTTCAGCGTTCAATCGAAGTTCCTCAGGGAACAGTCTACATGACTCCATCACCAGAATTCCTTGGTGTATTCCCAGTTATGTACTCACTCGATGTTGAAGAGAACCACACACCTGAGAAGTTCCACAAGGGATGGGTAATGGACGAACTTGTTTCTGAAATTGTTCTTAACCCACGTGGTCTTGGTAAGATCGTTAAGGCCTAGTCTTAACATTTACACTTGGTGGGGTATGGACTTTAAACGGTCCATGCCTCACCCAATTGTAATTTTTCGTAGTAAATGTAGTAAAAGAAATACCCTCGATGTAATAAACTAGGTATGAATTCTAAACAGTTCATCCTACCCAGGGACACAAGTCCCCTTGAAGATAGGAAATAAAATGGCAAAAACAGTATCACGCAGTGGAGATAACGGTAAAAGTACTCCAGTAAATGTTCCAGAGATGGATGGTTTTGTAGTAGAGCACAAGCCCGACCCGGCAGATCTTTCAGCCGCTCGTGTGAGTGTACCTTCTGCTAGTTTTAAAGGAATGCAAGAGATTACAACAAATGGTTGGATCGAGAATTCGATGAATGCAACAACTATTTTCACTAGTCCTAAAGGTTCTTTTAAGCTTCTAGCCAAAGGTCTACACGGTTCGGTTCAACCGATCGGTGAAGAGCTACGCTCAGATCCATATGTCCTTAGAGCAGTACAAAGAGGCAAAATCCGTTTTCTCTCAGAACAAGAAGCCGCTGATAGAATTAACGAACTCGTAGATGAAGAACATGGTCAAGAAGACCATCTTAATCACCTTATGGAGTCACTTGGAGCCAATGCCAGTGAGAATAATGGAATGTATAAAATTCCATTACCTGACGAAGCAGAACCTAAGGGTCCAGGACAGACTCCAGCACAAATCTGGGCACAATCAGAGCGTAAGCCTGAAAGTCCTAAAAATTTCCAACAACATGTGAAATCAGGAGAAACTGAATTCACTCTCTAAAGGAGCTTGAATGAGCAAAGAGACAGTCGAAAATGAAGTAACCAATGAGACAGAGGCCCCAAAGGCTGTCTCTGAGCTCAAGGCTCAACCTGCAAAGGCTGAAGCAAAAGACAATAAGGTAGGCGTCATTGTTAATGGTGCACTAGACAATAGCACTTACAGTAATACCAACTACTTCTACCCTTTCCTACGTCAAACTTATGATGTAAGAACTATTAATCCTCAGGCTACCGGTTATGGTAGTCAGAACAATGGTGGCCTTGTATTCCAAAATGGTCAGTACAACTCTAAGCGTGAAGGCGGTAACAACTAATGGCTATTACTCCAATTCCAAATCGTGAAGTAAGCAACAAAGAATGGGTAAGATCCCACTCTGCTAATGGAGCCAACTCTTACACAGGCAACCCAATGCCGGTTGCCAACACTATCAGTAATGATGGTGCACCAACAACTGCACAACTGTATTCACTAGACCTTACCGGTTCAGAGTCAGTTAGTTTTACTAGTCCAGTTACAGGACTAACCACCACTCTTAATGGCAAGTCAACCAGCACTCAAGCCGCTAAGGCACTCGGTTCAATTGTAGGCAATGGCACTACTGTTGTACTCGAGAGTGCAAAAGGTGTTTACCTTGAAAACACTACAACCAACTTTGTATTCCTAAACAACACTGGTCAAGCAATTGATATTCCCGTAGATACATTTAGTATGTACAACGGTATTGTAGCAAGTGGAAGTACAGCATTTGAATCTTATGGTTCTAATCTTCCAGCCAACTTAACTGGTGTTCCATATACGGCAGTTATTTCAGGAACTGCAAGTGTAGTTAGTGGAACTCTTAATACTAATGCTAGTGCTGTTGCAACACTTGCTGTAGCTGCTGCTACAAACCTAAATAATGTTGCTGCTACTTACACCTCTACAAGTGGTACAGGAACAGTCTCATGGACAAATGCAACTGCTCCATATAGTGATAATCTTGCAGAAACTTATCCAAGTTATGTAGGCACTCCATATGCAGCTCCTACATGGGTAGATGATGCTACAGTACACGCTTATGAAGTTACCGGTAATGGTAGTGTTATCCAAGACACTACACGTGTAGTTCAAAAGCAAGTGCGTCAGATTAACACAGGTGAAGGCCCAGATGGTGGACTTGAGACTCAACAGTACAATGCCTACTTTGCCAATTACCAGAGCAATCTTAACCAGACTCAGCAGAAGAACACCAAGCAACAGCAGTGCTAATCTAAATGATACTTTCCCCAGTTAATATTAAATTTTCAGCAATTATAACTCGTGGAGATGGCACCATAGAGTATCTTGATGTCTCAGACCACGTTATAGAGAGCAAGACTAATGATCTCGGTACTGACAGCACAAACCAGAACCAGTCTAGTCAGATTAGCGGTTAGTGGCACTAGTAGTATAGGGATTCCCCAGTACCTAGAAGTGGGAACTGGACCCGGTAATGCTAGTGCAACTGATGAAACTGTATCAGGACCATTAGTGCCTCGTATTCCGTGTACTATTAGTGCAGTAACAACCAATACTGCCAATGATACACTTAGATGTGTGGGAGTTCTCACTACAACTGCTGAACAAAATATTACCAACTTGGGATTATTCGATGTAGGTACAAGTGCACCTCTTGGTAACGTGTCCAGACAGGTCAATTATCCGGATACACAGGTTCAACTTACAGGGTATGGTAACTTTCCTACTAGTTCATTTCCCTTTGATATTCAAGTGGGAAGTGAAATAATGACAGCGGTAAGTGGTAATGGAACCAATGTGTTCTATGTTGACCGAGCTGTCAATGGAACTGTTTTAACTCTTAGTGGTATAGCAATAGGAACTCAAATAGTTGGTGGTAATAACACCAGCAATGGAACAATGTTTCTTAAATCGAGTTTTGGTGGTTTACCCTTAGACCCCGGTAGTACGGTCGAATTTATCATCGATCTTCAATTTATCTAAATGTAAACTCAACACTAGTTCACACTAGTTTATAGAACAAGGAGCAATTATGTCTTACTCTTCAGCTTATATCTTTCCACAAGAAGGTCTCGACTACTTGATGGATATCGTCCCTAAGGGTGCAACCGCTAGTGGTACCATCTTCCTAGGCCTTTGGGGCTCATGGGATGGTGACGACAACCCAACTTACACTACGACTTGGGATACCATTAGTGGTTATGCAACTGCTGGTAATATCGACATTACACTTAATGGTGGCACTTACCCGGTCTATGAAGTGACTGGTGATGTTCCGGGATTTACTGGTTACACATCACGTACTGCACTTAGTGATGGCAACTGGGGTGCACAGACCACTACAACAGTAAATGTTCCTGGTAATGCTGCACTTCCTGTTCGTTACTCGACTTACACACCAGCAATTCAGTTTACCAATGGTGGAGCAACTGTTAGTGGTATTAATGGTATCTTCCTTGTAGTTGGTAGTGATGGTCCTACAGTGGGTACATCAAGTAGTGCTGACTGCACAGTTCTCTGGTATGCTCCATTCAGTGACTTCTCATCAGTGACTCTTGCTAGTGGTGACTCAATTTCAATTACACCTACTTGGCAGTCTGCCGCCTTCCAGTCATAAGATCTTGAGATAGGCCAATGGCCCTTCCAGACAGAACTACCCTTAGATCCTATCCGGGATCAGCAACTCCTGCCTATTTAGTTAGTACCTTAGACGGGTATTATACTCCGGGTCAGACTTTCACCCTTAGTACCACTCTTGATTGGTATGAAGTTAGTGTTAGTGGAACCTCTACTACAAATCCTTTGGGCTCTAGTGGAGTATTCACTCTAGTAGTTGACTATGGTCAACCCAATGAAGAAAAAATTCTTTGTTCTGGAGTAATCACTACTGGAGCCAATACAGTAGTTCATGTCTACTATGATGGTGTTAGTAACGGTCGTGGATATGACGGTACACCCGTTGATGCTCACTCAGTAGGTACAACTACTAATTATAATGTCTTTCCAGTTGCAACTGCCGTAGAGCAATTGCAGTTTAACCAGACAGTTGCTGCAGCAGTTATTAGTGGTACAGTTGCTGGTGGAGACCTTTCAGGTTATTACCCCGACCCTAGACTTTCCACTTCAGTTAGTGGCACTATTTATGGTACTCAAAGTAACCTAGCTGCATTAAGCGGCTCAGTAAGCTCTATCTCAGGCTCACTTTCTACAGTTAGTGGAATTGCCTATACTACACAAAGCAATCTTGCAACCCTAAGTGGCAATGTTAGTGTCATCTCAGGGGCAGTAGTTGTTCTTTCGGGTAAGATTGCCACTCTTGCCAGTGGTCTCTACACTGTTAGTGGATACCTAGTACAAATCTCTGGTGCATTGAGTACTATAAGTGGGCAGATTAGTGCTATTTCAGGTTCAGTTAGTACAATCTCAGGAGTAGCTTATACCAACCAAAGTAATATCTCTACTTTAAGTGGAGTTACTTATACAAATCAGAGTAATATTGCAGCACTAAGTGGCTCAGTCTCTAGTATAAGTGGCTCACTAAGTACAGTATCAGGTATTGCTTATACCAATCAATCTAATATAGCTGCACTAAGTGGAAGTGTATCATTAATTAGTGGGCAAGTAGTTACTAATACCAATAATATTGCAGCTTTAAGTGGAATTGCAATAATTTCTGGTTATGCTGCTGGCGGTGATTTGGGTGGCAACTACCCTAATCCGACTGTTACTCATATCCAAGGAACTCCGGTGGGTTCTACAGTTCCAAGTAACAATCAAGTTTTACGTTATGTAAGTGCTTCTGGTGCTTATGTTCCACAAACCTCTACACTACTCATTCCAACAAGCATAATTATTAGCAGTAACTATACAGCTAGCCCAAATGACTATGTAGTTTGTAATCCAATCGCTTCTGGTATTACAATTACTCTTCCTCCCAACCCAAATAATGCAACTGTTGTATCAGTAGCAAATTTAGGTTCTTCAATCCAAACAACAACCGTTGTTCCTTCTGGTGGAGATACTATCCCTGGTGGAAATGTTCTATTACAACATGGATATTTTAATTCCGTTTCTTTTGTATATGATTCAAATACAAATGTTTGGTTACCTCAAATCAATGAATCTGTTTTAGCTTTTAATAATCAACAAAATTATTTTACTGCATTACAAACATTCCAAGCTGGAATTGCAATGTCTGGTACTCAAATTAATGGACTACCAACTGCAACTATTACTGGTCAACCATTAACTTATGGACAAACAGCAGGTGGAGATTTAGCTGGAACATATCCAAATCCAAGCATCTCTACAACACTCAGTGGAGTTATTTATAATAATCAAACCAATATAGCTGCTTTAAGTGGCAGTGTAAGTTCTATTTCAGGTAGTTTAAGTACTACAGTCTCTAATCTAGCAGCTTTATCTGGAAGTGTAAGTAGTATTAGTGGAACATTAAGTACTACAGTAAATAATGTAGCTGCCCTTAGTGGTTCACTTGCTCTTGTCTCAGGTAATTTAGTTACTACAAACAGCAACGTAGCTGCTTTAAGCGGTAGTGTAGCTAGTATT